CATTCGCGACCTCTTTGGCGTGTTGAAGCCGAACGGCTATCGACAGTTCAACACGGCATATATCGAGATTCCGAAGAAACAGGGAAAAAGTGAACTCGCCGCCGCCATAGCGCTACTTCTCTGCTGTGGTGATGGGGAGGCTGGAGCAGAGGTATATGGTTGTGCTGCTGATCGGCAACAGGCAAGCATCGTGTTCAAGGTTGCTGCTGACATGGTGCGTATGTGTCCAGCACTCAACAAGCGGGTGAAAATCCTTGCTTCGCAGAAGCATATGAAATACCTGCCAACAAACAGCACCTATCAGGTACTCTCGGCAGAAGCTTATACGAAGCATGGGTTCAATATTCACGGTGTTGTATTTGATGAGCTTCATACACAGCCGAATCGCAAGCTCTTTGACGTTATGACGAAAGGCTCCGGCGATGCGCGAATGCAGCCGCTCTACTTCCTCATTACTACAGCGGGGACGGATACACAGTCCATCTGTTACGAGACGCATCAAAAGGCAAAGGATATTTTGGAAGGCCGAAAGATCGACCCGACTTTCTATCCCGTGATCTACGGGGCAGGAGTCGAGGAGGACTGGACGGATCCCGCAGTGTGGAGAAAAGCGAATCCATCGCTCGGGATTACAGTTGGTATGGATAAGGTACAGGCGGCCTGTACTTCTGCGATGCAGAATCCTACTGAGGAGAACAGTTTCCGTCAGCTGCGGTTGAATCAGTGGGTGAAGCAGTCCGTGCGGTGGATGCCGATGGACAAATGGGATGCCTGTGCCGCTCCTGTGGATGCGGAGGCGTTGGAAGGACGCCTGTGCTACGGCGGGCTCGACCTTTCGTCCACGATGGACATTACAGCATTTGTTCTGGTGTTCCCGCCAATGGAGGAAGATGAGGCGTTTGTTGTCCTTCCGTACTTCTGGATTCCCGAGGAGAGCATTGACCTGCGTGTGCGTCGCGACCACGTTCCGTATGACGCGTGGCAGAGGCAGGGATACCTCATGACCACTGAAGGGAATGTCGTGCATTACGGATTTATCGAGGCATTCATTGAGGAACTGGGCACAAAATACAACATCCGCGAGATTGCCTTCGACCGATGGGGCGCGGTGCAGATGGTGCAGAATCTTGAGGGGATGGGGTTCACTGTTGTCCCATTCGGGCAGGGCTTCAAAGATATGAGTCCACCGACCAAGGAGC